ATATTTTATATGGATATAAAATGTTTACCCTGCAAAAATCTACACGGTTGTCTCTGCCTCTCTTACATGCTTTTTCAACTTCTTTCCATTCACAACTCCCAGCTCTTTTTATTTCCCTATTTATATTAGTAACTCCTCCATTATAAGCTCGGAAGGCAAAATACCAACCTTCACAAATTGTATCTTTATAACAGGCGTAATCATACAGTATTCCTGCTCTTATATTCCACTCAGGAGATAATGGATTATATAGTAATTTTTTCAGGTATGGATGTTTTTGATGTAATTCTCTTGCAGTTGCAGGCATTATTTGCATTAATCCTGTGCCACCATCATAGGCAACTACGCCTTCTTTGCAAGAGCTTTCTACTTTTATCTGAGCTATAAAATAATAATAGGGGGCATGTAGCCCCCCAATGTACTGTGCTTCCCTCTTAACTATAGGAAGATATTTGTTACACCTATCAAATGCATGTACATTAGTGGACAGTAACAGAATTAATATTAAAGCCCTAATGAACACGCTATTATGATAGATGAATACAGAAGCCCTCTAAATATCCCTATGGCAATGGTGCGAAATCCATCCTGCGTATCAGAGTTCATATTTTCAAGTTCTCCGAAGTAAACTCTAAAGCCTACAGTCCATATCAATTCTGCAAGAACAAAACCAATTATAGTCATGCAGATTTTGTAAAAAGCGGTTCCAATGGCAGTTTTATACAAATCCAGCAGGTCAATTAGCATCACCATTATGAATATTCCACCAATAATAGGTGCAATTCTACGAAGCAGTTTAGCTAGCATCCATCTTCACCACTATAGCTCTTACAATTACCTTACCTTTTACTGTTACAGTGCCAGAATATGTAACTGTTAAATCAATAGTATTATCAGCTGTGTATCTACGAGAATAACCATAAGCACCGGGCGTTGTTACTACTGTGCCAGCTGAACTCTTTAAATCTATTGATGCAAGAAAACCATCACCATCAGAACTATCACCAAGGGTAGCAGAGGCAGAAGTAGCTGCATTGGATGGAGTTACAATTTTTACTTCTGTGCCTAATATTCTATAACCGTCTAATACAGGCAGGCATTTAACTACATCGCCAGATGCAACATTTAGAGAGTCTAAATCAATTGTATTCTCCAGAATAAACACTCTATCAATAGTTGCAAAAGGCTTCCCGCCCAGCATATTTGATGGAATTCCATTTATAGTTGCCATCTTTTACCTCCTAATTATTTTGTTGTTTTAATTTTTGATGTTGCAGGTGTTACATCATCCCTGACTTCCTTCTTTTCCTCTTCAGGCTTTATTTCTATAAACTCACTGCCTAATTTGAAATCATCATTCACTTCAAAGATTACACCATCGGATAGTCTCTTAATCAATTTAGCCATACTGTACCTCCTGAATTAAATCGATTTAATTCAGAGGGGGTTGCCCCCCTCTTTAATTATGCTTTCTTAGCATACAAAACACCAAATCCAACAGGTAGAATAACATCGAAGTCGTAAACAATCAAGCCTTTCATTGCATCAGCGAATGTATTCTGAGGTCTATATCTCTCTGTCTTATTAATCTGGCTGACAAATACCAATGAACCCTTGTAACCGAATGGAATGTAATAGGCTCCTTCTGCTGAACGGTAGAGAAGATTAGATTCAAAAATGTTAAGCTTGCCAATTTGTTTTCCAGTAAATCCACCCCTTAACAGAAAGCTCTTGCCATCACCAGCAAACATAGCGTTTTTCAAGTCAGACTTATTAATTAAGTTCATAATGAGAGTGGGAATAACTACCCATCTATCTTCATCTGGAACATTTTGTTCATCAAGAACAGAATCACAATCAACAAGATAATCGAGAACATTGGAGGGAGATAATGATACAGGAGAACCAACTGTGCCTAAATTATATGCTCCAGAGCGTACTCCAGCGGTAGTTCCCTGATTTGCTGGATGAGCTTTTGTATAGATATTGGAGAATACTTCAGTATCAATAACAATTTTCTGCTGTTGAGCAGCATTATCAGCTAATTTATCTATCCATGATATATCTGACTGTTTAATATCAATATCGTCAAGTGCAAAATTGAAATACTTGGCTCTGTTTACTGTAAATTCAATAGCTGGGCTTTCTGGGTATTCAATCTCAAGAGCTTTACCTTTCTCATATGTCTTGATTGTTACATCAGGTAATGTTCTGATTGTAACAGTATCTCCAACATTTTTAAGCTCACCAACATAATCAGTTGTTGATATATTAGCGATAACACTCTTGGCATAGAAACGCTCAAGAAGCTTACCACTAAATAGCACTGGAATATGGGCGTTACCGGGGCTACCCGGACCTCCATACTCATAATTTGGATAACCTGCTACTCTTGGAACTGGCATTTATACCTCCTATTTTCCATATAGTATTCTGTTTTCAAGCAAAGCTTGAACAATTTCCTTTTCTTTTTTATCCCTAATCTCCGGAGGTATTTTACCTAATGCTGCATCTGTATAGAACTGTTTAATTTCACTCTCCTTATATATTTTCTTCCCTACATTCTGAGTAGATTGAGTTGTTTTTCTATGAGGTGGAGCTGTGAATTTCTGTGCCATAGGAGTCTCAGACTCTCCATTATTATTTTGGGACCTTTCATAGGCATTAAAGAAGTGAGCAACAGTTGAAGCATCTCCTTGCTGAAAGGCAGTCAGCATAAGTTTATGTCTTGTCATTGTCGGAACTTCCTGTGAAGGTTCGTTTAACCAGTCAAGAAAATCTGGGTCAGTATTCAGAACTCTCCAATTAGGAGCCATAGCATCTAATCTCGCATAGAAATTACCAGTAGTTGCCTCTTGTTTTATCTCATTAAGTTTGGGTTCAATTTCCCCTAACTTCCTACTCATCAATTTAGATACAGCATTATATACCTCAGGATACTCAGACTTTAACTTAACAATATCATCATCTTCCGCCTGTAGCTGAGACTGTTGTTGTTTAGTCTGATTCATATACATAACAGCCTGCTCAAGCATAGAAAGCCTGTTCATTAAGTCTTCCTTTTCACGCTTGAGCATTTTTATCTCTTTGGATAGTCTCGGAACTTCTTTGTCATACTTGCCCTTGAGGACCTTATACTTCTGTTCCCAATCTCCAGTGGAAGGTGGTTCCTCAGGCTCTTGCTGTTGACCTTCAGGAGCCTCTCCTGTCTGGATAAATTGAGAATAATCCTCTGGCAAAGTGTCTACTTGTTGTTGAGATGTGTCATCAGAGACTTGCTGCTGCTGAAGTCCCTGAGCATCATCATATTGTGTTTGCATAATTAAACCTCCTCATTTTTTGATGTTTTATTGGCAATAGCCAGAAATATACTAAGAAGATTGCCAACTCCCTGTAAAAATCTAATATTTTCATATTCGGAAGTTGTATATAAACCACTGGTTACTTTATTATACTCCTCAGTAAGAATTGAAACAAATTCATCAAAACCAGTTTTATCAAACTTCTTCCATCCATTAAATACTCTTTCCAACTTAATTGTATCTATCATTGTATTTGCTCCTTTTGCATTTCTACTGCCTGCTCTTGAACAGGCATTTGTTCTGGTATTTCTTTAGGAGGCACAACTCCTTGCTGCATACCTACAAGCTGAGATAAATCTACTTGGTTATTCATAGGGATTTTTAATCCAAAATTAGTAAAGATATTCTCAAGCAAATATCTTCTTCCCTCTGCACCTACTATTTGTGTATCAATAGGATTTGATGTAATTTGTAATACTTGTAATAACTTTTGCACCTGAGCCATCTTGTTTGCAAGTGTAATGGAACCAACAGCTTTTATATTTAAATCTGGTATGTTTAAATCGTTTTCATAAAAGTTTATAAGATTATACATGTATTGTCTTGTAACTACAGGCTCAATAATGCCAGAATCTATATTTTTAACTACTTCTTTTATTCCCCTTGCAGATGATTCCATAAGCATACTTAAGCCAGAGGCAGTTCTGCCAGATGTTCCTGTTGTTACCATACTATGAGCATACGGAGGAATACCACTCAATTCATCAGCTAATTTCATATAATACATTACTACTTGTACTACAGCATTGGAAGTAAGCTGAGGCTGGTAGAATTTGTAAGCTGGTGTAGTAGCCATTCCATAATCATGACTATCAAATATCTTCCATGGAGTTATCTCCTTAGGTTCGTTCGGAGGAATTCTATCAATATTTCTTTCTATCATTGGTCCAGATGATAGAGCTGAATTATTTATAACAGCTCTTGATAGTGCATTAACACCATCTTGTAAATCTTTAAGCACTTCAATAAGAGACATGCCCCAGAATGAACTTGGTATTTCAACAAAAGAAGCTTTACAATAAGGCTTTTTTCCAAGTGGGTCAGGATTCAAAGTAGCTTTCAGAACTACATTGTCGCATATCCAGACAGTAACCTCATAATATTCATCATCATCTATATCAGAAATGAAATCGGAAATATATTCACCTTTTATACTGCCCCAAAATTCAAGAACATCTATCAATCCTCCTAACATCTCAGACTTGCCTTCCAATAATCTCCTTTCCGTATAATGAGTTTGGGATATTAAATAACCTGTATCTCCATATAAACCCAAAATCAAATCAATAGCATCTTCATCAAATCCTTCAATATTTTTCAAGGAAGCCAAATCCTGCGGAGTAAGATGTAAAACTTCTATAACCCAATCAGAAAAATCGGAAGCATCTGGAGAAGGATAAATATCAAAAGGATTAACTCTGTTGAATGTAGGAATTACTTTCCATGTTGGCTGTCTATTTGTATCAAAGGTTTTAACTCTACGAGGTACTCCACCTTTCATAATAGCAGCAGGATAAACAGCTAAATCAAAGAAAATATCTTTTAAGGCAGATAAAAAACCACCCTCAACAAATTGGTCATATATTCTCTGTTTTTCTTTTTCTGCTAACTTCTTAGACCTCTCCATTAATTCATCTTCAAACTGTTCTTTGTTCCGCTCAACAGCCTTCTTTACATAAGGAAGGATTTTATCAAGGCTGATTTGACCTGCTGTGAGTTCTTCTAAAGCAGAAGCCTGCTGTATAATATTACTTACAGTGCCCGCCAAATCTCTATAAAATTCTTCCATCTGGTCTTGTGGTAATTCTGGTTTTGGAGTAGGTTCGATATCAAACGGAGGCTCCCCTGTATCTGGAAAGAAAATATCAGTAAGCCACGCCATCAATGCTCTACATTTTATATTACATAGCGGTATATATATTTCTGAACCACCGATTTCTCGTATACTCTTCAATTTATCAGGCGTATATTTCTTCTTGAAATAATATAAGTTCTCAATCATTACAGATTCTATTTGATTTTTTGCTAAAGAGGCTCGTTCAAATAGAGTTTGAATATGATAAATTAAAGGATGTAATTCTTCTTGTTCTTTTAAAACTTCTGTAGAAACTGCCTCCATTATTTCTTTTTCCTAAGTTTAGATAGTGTTATTGCTAATCTGGCTCTGCGTCCTATGGTTCCACCTTGTTTAGCCTTCTGTTGTATCCATGATTTTGATATAGTTCCTTGAGGTGTTACTGCCCCAGCTGCTTTTGCCTGTTTTCTTAATGCCCCGGGCTTCTTTATTGCCTTTTGAATCCAATTTTTCTTTGCCATGTTTACCTCCTGTTTATAAATTATATAAATCCAGC